GCGAGCCACCCGCCCCCGACGACCCCGCCGGCACCGGCAACGACACCTACATCGGCGTCGCCCGCCTTGTTGAACGGCCCCGGCGATGACCACGCCCGTACGGCGCCGAGGCCGCACCCTCCGCCAACGCCTCCTCGGCTTCATCACCGACGCCGTCGACCGGCTCACCCGCGCCTGGTCCATCCTCACCCTCGCCCAAACCCGCCTCCTCAACGCACTCGCTGGCATCCGACCCGGCTTCTCCTCCGGCACCGGCGCCCGACTCCGTGCCGCAATCGCAGCGTTCAACACCTCGCTCGGCGTGTTCGCCCGGGCGGCTGGCGCGTTCGCTGAACGCTGGGCCAGCGTGGACCTTCCGGTCATCTACCGGGAAGGTGCCTGGACCCTGTTGGACAACGCTGACCGGAGACAGTCGACCTTCACCTGGACCGCCCGCCATCAGGCCTCCGTCACCGCCGCCTCGGCCCAGTACTACGCCGACCTCACCAACCGCATCGCCGAGGCCCTGCGCCGCGCCCGTGCTTTCCTGCGCGCGGCGCAAGACGCCTCCCGAGACACCACCCGCGGCATCTTCGACATCGCCGCCCTGCGCCGAGACCACCCCCTCGACACCGTCATCTACGCCAACAACGCCCGCCACCCCGTGGACTCCTGGGCCCGCGCCGCGATCACCTGGCAGGCCGTCACCACCGCCAACACCGCCGCCGCCCGCACCGCGCTGGACGAACTCGGCGTCAGCTACGTGGAGGTTCGGGACGGACACGGTTGCGGATGGCGTGATCATCAGGACGAGGACAAGGCGGACCGGACGTTGCGAACGGTCCAGGACGCTCTAGCGCACCCGACATCGCACGCTCACTGTGTCCGGGAGTTCTTGCCCCGCCTGGACCTCATAGGGCGCACAGAAATCAGCTCAGGAGCCCTCCTGTGACCGACGCCCCCGCCTTCACCGTCCACGACGGCAACAGCCGGCTGCCGAACTGGCGGCGGCAACTCATCGCCGCATGGCTGACCGCCAATGACGTAGTCCCCTCCGACGTGTCAGCCGATCACCCCATCACGATCCTCACCGTGCCGTTCCGCCCACCCGAGACCGCTGACGACGGCGGACCCTGGCTGGTGCAGGTCATCGTGTTGCACCAGTACTTCACGCGGGCCGACGGCACAAAAGAACAGAACCTGCTCACCCGCAGAGCCGTCACCTTCCAGCGCACCGTCCCACTCAAGACCACCTTCCCGGCCGACCCCACGACGGACGGAGAAGACCATGGCCAAGCTGACCGCCAAGAGCCGGAAGAAGCTCCCGAAGAAGTCGTTCGCCCTGCCCGGAAAGCGGGCCTATCCGATCCACGACAAGGCCCACGCCCGAGCAGCACTGTCTCGGGTCAAGCAGCACGGGACGAAGGCGCAGCAGAAGAAGGTCCGCGCCGCGGTGACAAAGCGGTACCCGGGCATGAAGAAGACCGGCGGAAGCCGGAAGAAGAAGTAGGTGACGCGTGACCGATCAGCCGGCAGAGCCGCAGGCGCGCGGTGTCCGTATCGACGCGCAGCCCGGCCACGCCACCATCGCCCTCGACGGCACCACTCTGCCGCCGGACCAGGTCACCGGGTACAGCCTGCACCACGACATCCAGGGTGGCGTCCTGCCCACCCTGGTTGTGCACACCCGGCAGCCCGCTGGCGCCCAGTTCGATGGCTTGGCTCGGGTCGCGGTCGGTGTCACCAAGAGCCCCGGCGAGATCGTGGCCGCGTTCCTCTCCGAGGTGGACCCCGTCCTGCTGGACCAGGAGGCCCTCAACCGGGCCGACTACGGCGGCGGGCAAGGTGCCACGGCGCGGGCCATGCTCGCCACCCTGACCGAGTGGGCGCGGGGCGGGGGCGGTTCCTGATGGCGGGCATCGACCTGTCCGGGCTGGTCCCGGTCGTGGAGGACCTGATCCTCCTGGACACCGTACGCATCACCACCCCGGCCTCCGGGCCGCCCGTGTTCAACCCCGTCACCGGCGAGTATGTGTACCCGGAAGGCCAGTTGGTGTACGAAGGCCGCGGCGCGGTGCAGAGCGCGTACACGGCCGACGTGACCGCGTCCACCCCGAACGCGAACCTGCCGTGGGTGTCGGAAACCCGCTCCAGGTACCGGATGTTCACCCCGCTGGACGCGCCGATCGCCGCGAAGGACACCCTGGTCACCGTGGTCACCGTGCACACGGGAGGGGACCTGTCCCTGCTCGGCCGGCAGTGGCGGGTGCAGGACCCGGCCATCGCCGGAACCCTCGGCGTCGTCCGTATCACCATGCTGGACCAGATCGCCGGTACAGGGGAGGTGTGATGGACCTCGACGACCTGGCGTCGCGCTTGGAGCGTGCTGCCGGCCGTGTCGGTCCGGAGACGGACCGTACGGTGCAGCAGCAGGGCCGTCTTCTGCGTGCGCTCATCATGGAGAACGCGTCCGGCCGGCCGGGGCCCAACGTGATCAGCGGTGACTACCGCGGGTCGTGGAAGCCGGAGCCGTTCCCGGTCCCCGACGGCGGGGGAGTGGAGGTCGGCACCCGGGAGCCGCAGGGTCGCCGCCTGGAGTACGGGTTCATGAACATGTACGACTCCCTCGGACGGTTTTATCGACAGCCCCCGTTCCCGCACGTCGAGCCTGCCGTGAACGAGCTGTCGGAGGACTACGAACGAGCCTTCCACCAGTCCCTGGACCGGATGTTCGGAGAGTGACGTGATCGACAGGCTGCCCGTCACTGACGGCTTCAAGGCGCTCCTGGAGGAACTCACCGGCCGGCCCGTCGGCCGTCGCACCGTCCCCCTGGACGCCAACGGGCATCCCGTCCCGCCCCCGTACACGATCCTGGACCCCCTGGGCCGCCTGGACGACGACAACACCCTGGCCGACGACAACAAGGCCGCCATCGTCGACTACCAGGCCACGTACGTGTCCGGCCCCCTCCCGGGTGCGCCCGACAGCCGGGGCGGTGACGAGCAGGCGCAGTGGATGGCCGACCGCGGCTGGGAGGTGGTGGAGCGCCCCGCCGATGGAAGCCCCGGCTACGCGCACGATCTCAACGTAGGAGCGGGTGTGTCCTGCTGGCGGCGTGAGGCCCGGGAAGCGGGGGGAACACGGGACCCGAACGATGCAATCATCACCAGTGTGATCAGGTACCGGCTGTACCTGGTGAAGACCGCCTGACATCAGGCGGCAGACCGCACCGCGGCGGGACCCCACGCGGACGCCACCCCCAGGCGGGTGGCCGCCACACCAACACGTGTAGCAGGGGCCCCCTCTTGGCCCCTATCCGCGAGGGGCCACCATGAGGTTCAACCGCAAAGGCGTCACCAAGATCTACTACGTGCCGACGATCGCCGCGACCACGCTGATCCCGACCACCGCTGAGATCACCGCAGGTACGGACTGGACGCAGCACATCCACAGCATCGACGGCTGGAACCTGGAGAACAGCCCGATCGAGACGCCGGACATGGCGTCCACCTTCGTCGGCAAGATCGACGGGGACGATTCGGCGCCCGACTCCAGCCTAGGCTTCTACGAGGACTCCGTCACCGACGATGTCGAAACGGACCTGGCCAAGGGAACCGTCGGCTACGTGATCATCTTCTCGAAGGGGAAGACGGCCGCAGCCAAGGGCATGGACGTTTTCCCGATCAAGGTGTCGTCGAACTCCAAGCCGTATTCCACGGACAACGAAGCCGCAAAGATCAACGTCCAGTTCGTGATCACAGCGCGTCCGCTGCTCAACGGCACCGTCCCGTCCTGATCCGGCCGCTCCTTCCGCACACCCCAACAGACCCCCGGCCGGGTCCGTGGCGTACTCGGGAAGGGCGCTACGCGCGCCCGGTCGGGCCTTCCCCCTCGGAGAGCCACCGATGACCAGCAACACCAACGGTTGGGCAGCGCTCGAGAAGCGTCTCAACGACCTGCCCAAGCCCACCAGGACTCTGGCGCTGTGCGCAGACGCCGACCTCCGCGACCGCTACCAAGCAGCCGTCCAGACCCACACACGCGCAGACGAGTACCTGAAGTCCCTGGGCAAGGACGCCGACAAGGACGCCCGAGCCCTGGTGGAAAAGAAGGTCAAAGAGGCGCAGGACCAACTGGATGAGGTCAAGCCGGAGTACGACGCCCAGACGGTCTACCTCACCTTCCAGGCCCTCGAACGCGACCACCTGGAACGGCTGCTGGCCGAGCATCCGGCCACGGAGGAGGACGAGGAGAAGGGCACCGACTTCCACTTCGACACCTTCGCACCGGAGTTGATCTCCGCCTCATCGGTGGACGGGATGCCTGTCGAGTACGCGGCGAACGCGCTGAAGAAGTGGTCTCTGTCGGACTCCGATGACCTGTGGGGTGCGGCCTGGTCGGCTCAGCGCCGCAAGCGGACCGACCTGGGAAAAGGCTGATTGAAGATGCCCGGTTCCGTGACGAGATGCGGCTGTGTCGGGAGTACCGGATCCCGCACAGCTACTTCCGCGGGCACAGCGACGGCACTTGGACCGAATTGGACCGGCGCAAGGCCCTCGCCTACGAGGACTACCTCAAGCAGGTCTGCTCCTCATGCGGCACCCGGCCTGAGGAGTGGGACGAGCAGGCCGGCGGCGACGAGGACGCCTACCGGGCCTCGACGCACCGCTGCATCGGCTGCCAGCTCCTGGCCGACAAGCAGAAGGAAGTCCCCGACGGTGACGAGGGGCACGGCGTGAAGGTCTTTTTGGTCCCGACCAGCGTGCACGCCGCCCTGGAAGTCCAGCGCACCCACCACTGAGCAGGAAGGAGCCCGCCAATGTCCGAATGGAACCTCAGTGTCCGGCTGACCGGGCAGGGCTCCGACCTGTCGCGCACCCTGCGGCAAACCGCCCGTGAGGCCCGCGCCGCCTCACGCGACGTGAACGCGCTGCGCCGCGACATCGACCAGCTCCGCAACTCCGCCCGCAGAGGCATCCGCCTGCGCGTCCGCGTCGACGCCAGCAGCCTCCGCAACGACGTGAGGGCTGCTCTGAATGACGCCGGTTCCGGGCAAGGGCTGGCCGTCAACCTGCGGGTGGCGGACCCCGCGCAGCTACGCCGCGACGTGTCCGCCGCTGTGCGCCGGGCGTCGGTCAACCAGACCGTCACCGTCCGCATCAACCCGGACACCAGCGCGCTGAACGGCCTGAACACCACTCTGAACAACAACTCGGGCAGCAGCAGCGGGGCGGCAGGAAGCCTGAAGGGCCTGCTCCTGCTGTCCCCGGCCATCATTCCGCTGACCACCGCGCTGGCACCGCTGCCGGGTCTGCTGGCCGCCTCCGGGGCGGGCATGGCCGCATTCGGGATCGCGGTCGCCGGACAGATCGGCCCCCTCACCGAGGTCACGGAAGCCGAGCAGAAGTACCAGGACGCTGTGCGCGAGCACGGCGCTGGCTCCGCGGAAGCGGCCACGGCGCAACTGGACTACCAGAAGCAGCTGGCCGCTCTGCCTCCGGCGGCGCAGGAAGCGGCGGCGGCCCTGACCAACTTGAAGGACTCCTACCGGCAGTGGTCGGACAGCCTGTCCGGCGACACCATGCAGCCCGTCATCCACTCCTTCGCCCTGATGGAGCAGCTGCTGCCGCACCTGACCCCGCAGGTGAAGTCGATGTCCCGGGAACTGGACCGGGCTATCACTCTGGCCAGCGGCGCCGTCGCCACACCCGGCTTCGACGCCGTGTCCGACCGGTTCGCGGACTTCACCGACCGGACCCTGGACGGCATGGGCGACAAGCTCGTCCACGTCCTGAGGCTGCTGTCCGAAGGCAAGGCCGAGGGCCCGCTTTCGGGGGTGCTGGACTACATCAACGCCCACGGCGACGAAGCCCGCGAAACCCTCGGCAACCTCGGGGACGCGGTCGGCAACCTGTTCGAGGGCGCGGCCGAGGCCGGTCCGACGATGCTGAACCTGGTCAACGCGGTCGCCCGCCTGGTGTCGGCGCTGCCCCCGGAGTTGATCGGCATCCTGATCCAGGTGGCCGCCGGGCTGAAGCTGATACAGCTGGCGGGCGCTGGGGCGGCTGCGGTGGCCGGGGGTGTCGCCACCCTGGGTGTCAGGATCGCCGCGCTACGGGCCGCCTCCGCGGCAGCGGGCGGCGGAATCGCCGGCCTGTCGGCGGCCTTCGCGTCCCTTTCCAGCACTGCCAAGTTCGGCATCCTCGCGGCCGGGGTCGTCGGCCTGGCCCTGGGCATCGACAAGCTGGCGGAGATGTCGCGCGGCGCCCCGCCGAACGTCGACAGGCTGGCGACGTCGCTGAAGGGCCTGGCCACGTCAGGCGAGTTCAGCGGCGAACTCAAGTCCACGTTCGGTGACATGGACGGCTTCATCGCGAAGATCAAGCAGATGGACCAGGCCGCCAAGGACGCCGACACCGCCAAGCCGTTCCTCGACCTGATCCCGGGCGGGCCGATCGTGGAGAAGCTGGCCGGGAAGGTCGATGACCTGGTCAACGGAACGAAAAGCCTCGCGGCGACCAAGGAGGACTTCGCGGCCTTCGACCAGGCGTTCGCCGACCTGGCGAAGGGCGGGCACGCTGAGGCCGCCGCGGAGGACTTCAAGAAGTTCGAGACCGCCCTGCGGGCCTCGGGGAAGACCACCAAGGAGATCCAGGAACTGTTCCCGCAGTACACGTCAGCCCTGGCAGACGCCAAGTACGAGGCCGAGCTGACGGCCAGGTCGATGGGCATCTTCGGCCAGGCAGCCGCCGACACCTCGGCGAAACTGGACGCGCAGAAGGGCGCAGCGGACGGCCTGCGGGCCAGCATCCTGGCTTTGAACGAGGTGAACCGGTCGGCCCACGACGCGGAGACCCAGTTCGGTAAGGCTGTTGATGACCTGACCGCCTCGTTCAAGGAGCACGGTGCGACGCTCAGCGCGGACACCGAGGCGGGCCGGGCGAACCGTGACGCGATGTCGGCGGCGGCGGCCGCGCAGGACGAACTCATCGCCTCGGGTATCGCGGCCGGAGACTCCCTGACCTCGATGACGCAGAAGTCCAGCGGGCTGCGCGCCGAGATGATGCGCCTGGCCACAGACGCGTTCGGCGGGAACACCAAGAAGGCCCGCGAGTACGTGAACACGCTGCTCGGTACGCCGGAGCAGGTAACGACCCTGATCAAGATGGAGAAGGAAGAGGCGCAGCGCGGCCTGGAATCGGTGCAGGCTGCGATCAAGGCGACTCCCGACGCGCACACGGTCACGGTGGACACGCTGAACGCGGCCGCGATCGCCGCCCTGGAGAAGGTGGGCCTGAAGACCCGGCAGCTGCCCAACGGCCAGACCGAGGTGTACACGGCCAACGGGGAGGCCATCGGGAACATCGACGCGGTCCGCAGGGCGCTGGACAGCCTGGACGGCAAGACCGCCAGAACATCCACCACGAACACCATCACCACCGTCCGACAGACCGTCTTCACCACGCAGGGGACACCCAGCAAGGTGGCTCCGGCTCACCGTGACTATGCGGACGGCGCTGTCGTGGACTACTACGCCGACGGCGGCATCCAGCGCGGCGGCATCCGCCACTTCGCAGCCGGAGCCGAGAACCACGTCGCGCAGATCGCCCCCGCCGGATCGTGGCGGGTGTGGGGTGAGCCCGAGACCGGCGGCGAGGGCTACGTGCCGTTCGCCATGTCGAAGCGGACCCGCTCCCGAGCCATCACCGAGGAGATCGTGCGCCGACTCGGCGGCGACCCGGCGGCCATCCAGTGGAATGCGGACGGATCCGTCACCGACTGGCGCTACGACCCGCAGACCGGGTCCCTGTACTCCGCCTCCGACGCCGGGCAGGCCGGCCACAAGACGAAGAAGGTGAAGGTCAAGGGCAAGGTCAAGGAGGTCGAGTATTTCGACGTCGGCGCGGTGGAGAAGAAGTTGAAGTCCGCCGCGAAGGCGACCCAGGCATGGAACGCGGACCTTCAGAAGGTCGCCGACCGGGTCGGCGGGGATGTTGCCGAGGCCCTGGCCGCGATGGGGCAGGACGGCATGAAGCTGGCCGACAAAATGGCCAACGGCTCCACGAAGTACATCAACGACATGGCTAAGGCCCTGCGCGACCTCCAAAAGACGGCCAAGGCCAGCCTGACCGACTACACCCGCCAGTTGGGCAAGGCCAACACCAGCAACAAAGAGTTCGCCGACGACCTCGCCAAGCTGGCGGCCATGGGCTACGGCGACCTCGCAGCCCAACTCGCCGAGCAGGGCGACACCGCAGCCCAACAGCTCGCCGACGCCGCATCGAAGGACAAGAGCAAGGCGGCCAAGGCCAACGCAGCAGCGAAGACCGCGAACAACGCGCTCACGTCCGAGCAGGTCAGCGAGCTGGTGCAGATCATCGCAGCGATCAAGACAAACAAGACCGGCATTCACGACGTCGCCGCGGCCACCAGCCTGGGCGAAGATGAGATCATCGCCGTGGCGAACAAGGCCCGCAGCCAGATCAAGTCGTCTCTCGGATCGCGCTCCGACCGGTTCCTGGCCGACCTGAAGAACGCCAACGCGGGCAAGGCGTACGCCAACGGCGGCATCCGGGCCGGGATCTACGGCACCCGAGACGGGATCATCAAGTTCGGTGAGCCGGAGACCGGCGGGGAGGCGTACCTGCCCCTCGGTCCGAACAAGCGTCGCCACGCCCTTCCCGTGCTCGCGGACGTCGCCAGCAGGTTCGGTCTCGGCCTGACCGACGCACAGGCCACCCGGCCGATCGTCATCATCCGCGGCGGCAGCGACACCCACGTCAACGTCACCGCGGTCCGTACCGGCGCGAGCGCCGCCGACATCGGCGCACAGGTCGGACGCTCCGTCCGCCGCGCCCGCAGGGGAGGGGTGAGCGCCCGTGCCGCTTGACCTGGACGACTGGCAGTACGACCTCGGCGGTGTCCTCATCGGCGCCGGTACCAACGTGGACGTCATCGAGACCACCGGCCTGGGCCGGCCACCGGTGCGCGACTCGGATGTGGACCAGCCGTCCATGGACGGGCAGTTCGCGGGCCCGGACTACTGGGCGGCCCGCCAGGTGCAGTTCGACGCCGCCATCAAGATCCCCGGGGATCCGGGCGCCTGCCACGACATGGTGGCCTCTCTCCAGGCCGTCACCGACGCTGCTGCGGTGCGGCTGGTCGGCGGGCAGGGGCTGACGCTGCGGATGAAGCGGCCGGGCCGTCCGGTGAAGCAACTGGTCGGCCGGATCCGCAAGTTGGACCCGGAGTACCGGCAGGCCATCCACGGCTACGTGCCGCTGGACATCGAGTACGTCGCCCAGGACCCGACGTTCTACGCGGACGAGGACAACATCACCGAGTTGCCGTTGGGCTGGCTGACCGGCGGCGGGTTCGCTGCCCCCGTGACCGCGCCGATCTACGTTCAGTCAGGCACGGTGGCAGCGGACCGGCCAGGCTGGGTGACCAACGCAGGCGACGCCGACACCTGGCCCATCTTCCGGGTCATGGGGCCGTGCGCCACCGTGACCATCACCCACGTGGCATCCGGGCGCGCCCTGTCCCTGCCCACCCTGAACCTGGCCGCCGGCCGGTGGATCGACATCGACACCCGGCCCGGATACCGCACCGTCACCTGGGACAACGGCGGAAACGCTTCCGCCTACCTCACCCCGAGCAGCCGCATCGACCAGTTCGCCATCCCTCCGGGCACGTCCGAGATGCGCTGGACCGCCTTCGACAGCACCAACTCCGCCCGCCTGCGCGTCACCTGGCGCGACGCGTACATCGCCCTCTGAAGGAGAGCCGACATGGCCCTGTTCCCTCGGCCCATCCTGGTGGATGGCGCCACCCACTCCGCGCAGCAGTTCCGGATGTTGGTGCGCGACCTGGCCAACGGCGCCGAGGGCATCACCCAGGGCGACGACCTGAAGGTCACCCAGCGGGCCACCCCAGGCGGCGGCGTCCTGGTCGCGGACGGATCCGCGGTGGTGCGCGGAAGGGCGAACACCTTCCAAGGCTCGTACGCGGCCTGCAACATCGGCGCCACGGACGTTGCGATCGCCGCGACCGGTGGATCCACCCGGTCCGACATGGTGATCCTCAGGGTGGAGGATCCCGACTACGAGGGCACCCTGGACCCGGAGACCGATGAGGTCGCCTACTTCCAGGTCATCTCCAACGTGTCGAGCTCGGCGACGGCCATCCCGGACGGCCGGACCGGTGTCCCGCTGGCCCGGATCGACATCCCGGCGAGCACCAGCACCATCACCGACGCGATGATCACCGATCTGCGGTCGTGCGCGAACCCGCGCCGACGACGGTCGGTGTTCACGCAGTCCCCGGCCAGCCTCAGCGCCGGCATCGGATCGTCCACCAGCTACAGCTACTTCTCCACGGCGGCCGGCTGGAACATCACCGTCCCGGACTGGGCCACCAAACTCATCGTGAAGATCGACGTGTCGCCGATCCGCTACGACCTGGGGAACTTTTGGGGCCGCGTGGGCGCCACCTACGGCGCCAGCCTGGCCACCCAGGACATCACCCTGGACGACAACCAGGGCAGCGGAGCCCGCCGCATCCCGGCGATCATCGCCGACACCCTCACCATCCCCACCGCCTACCGGGGCACCAGCCAAACCCTGCGCGTACGCGCCTCCGGACTGGACGCCGGACAGGCCGGACGCATCTACGTCGACTCCGGCACCACCCTGTGCGCCGACATGCAGTTCGAGGAAGCCCCCCGGTGACCACCCCCCAGCAGGACCGGGTAATGGTGCAGCACGCCCTCACCGGGGCGTGGCTGCACACCGCGCTGCCCGTCACCGACCTGGAGTACGGGCCGGAACTGTCCGGGCCGGGCGACCTGCGCGGGCGCCTGTCCCCGAAGCTGGTCGCCTCCAACCCGGCGTTCGTCGACCCCGGTACCACGGCCATTTACGTGGAGTCCGGCGGGCACATCCAGTGGGGCGGACTCATCTGGGACGTGCGCGCCTCCGGCAGCGACTACACGATGGAGGCCGCCTCCTGGTCGTCGTACCTGCAAAAGAGGTACGACCTGGACGGTGAACACGGCGGACTGGGCCCCTACGTGTTCACGGACCGCTGCCAGATCATCCGCAACATCTGGCAGTACGCGCAGTCCATCGCCGACGGCGACCTCGGCGTCACCGTGGACACCACCACCAGCACCTCAAAGATCGGCACACCGTCCGAGGTGCACCACTCCTACTGGTACGACACCAAGAGCCTCGGCGACCAGGTCGACGAACTCGTCTCTGACCAGGCCACCCCCGAGTACACGTGCACCAGCTCCTGGAACACGGACAAGACCGCGGTCGTCAAACGCATCCGGCTGGGCTGGCCGAGGCTCGGCACCCGCCGCACCGACATCACCTTCGCGTCCGGCGTGAACATCATCGAAGACCCGGAGGAGTCCCTGTCCGGGGACGACTATGCGCAGGTCGTCATCGGCACCGGCGCCGGCGACGGCTCGGCGAAACTGAGGCAGATCTCCGCCGTCCGCAATGGCCGCCTGCGGCTGGAGGCCGCCGTCGACTTCCCCGAGATCAACGGCAACGACACCCTGCGCCAGCGCGTGGAGTGGGAACGCGCCTGGCGGCAGACCCTCGGCGCCGTCGAACAGGTAACCCTGCGCAACACCCCTGCGGCGCCGTTCGGCTCCTGGCAGGTCGGCGACGACATCTCGGTCCGCATCCACAACGCGTGGACGTCGTACACCGGCTGGTGCCGCATCACCGGCTGGACCATCAAGCCCACCGCCAAGGGCGGCCCCCAAGCCGTCGTCAGCCTCAAACCGTCCGCCATGTACAGCTACGGGGGTCAGTAGTGGACATCGGCCGCAAGCTCCAGAACCTCGACAACCGGCTCACCCGGGTGGAACGCTCCCCACGCCTGGCGCACGCGGCGATCGACGACACCTCGGTGGAGGTCCGTGACAGCGCGGGCGGCCTGCGCGGCCTGCTCGGCATGCAGGCCGACGGAACCACCGCGGTGAACGTCGTGAACGGGCCGCCGCCGCCTCAGCCGTCCGCGCCGATCGTCGCCTCCGTCCTCGGTGGCGTAACCGTGTCCTGGGACGGCCTGTTCGCCGATGGATCGGTGCTGCCGCTGGACTGGGCGCGGGTGGAGGTCCACGCCTCCATCGTCACCCCCTACGATCCGATGTCGGCCACCCTCCAGGGCACCATCGAGACCGCCCAGGGCGCCACCGTGGTCGTGCCGTGCGACACCGCGGTCTATGTGCGTCTGCTGGCCCGCAACACCTCCGGCACCGCGTCCACGGCGTCCGCGATTGTGGGACCGTACGGGCCGACCCCGGTGGTCGCGGACGACATCCTGGACGGCATCGTCACCGAGACCAAGCTGGCCGCGGGAGCCGTCACCGAGGCGAAGATCGCGGCGAACGCGGTCGGTACGGTAGCCCTCCAGGACGGGGCCGTCCTGACCGAGAACCTGGCCGAGGCGGCCGTCGCTGTCGGCAAGCTCGCTGACAACGCCGTGACCGGCGCGGCCATCGCCTCGGAGGCCGTGTCCACGGCCAAACTGGCAGCGAACGCCGTCACCGCAGACAAGATCCTCGCCGGGGCTGTCACCGCCGCGAAGGTCGCCGCCGGCGCCATCACCACCGAAAAGCTGACCGTGACCGGCGGCGCCAACCTGCTGTCCGACCCGTCCTACGAGGGCGCCTACACGGCCGCCCTGGTGTCCGGCAGCGCCTCCTGGACACAAGACGCCACCGGCAACGGCTCCGCCAAGTCGCTGAAGGTGAACGCGGTTGCCGGGTCACCGACCAGCCGCTCCATGAAGATCACGACGGTGCCGATCCTGCCCGCCGACCAGTTGTACATCGCCACCGACTACCTCACGTCCAGCGACTACACCGCCACCGCCGCGGTGAAGATGTACGCCCGCTGGGAAGACTCCGCGGGCGCGGTCCTCAGCTACGGGGTGGCGCAGGCCTCCCCGCCCACCATCGGCGGCAGCACCTGGTCCCGCATCACCAACACCGTCACCGCGCCCGCGAACACGGTGCAGGCCACGATCTGGGTGGAGTCCTACCAGGCCCAAGCCGGCAGCGTGTGGTTCGACAACTCCGTCGTCCGCCCGGTGCTCGCCGGGACGCAGATCCAGGACGGCGCCATCACCACCACGAAAATCGTGGCCGCGTCGATCCTTGCCGGGCAGATCGCCGCCGGCGCCGTCCTCACCGACAAACTCGCCGCGGAGGCCGTGACCGCCGCGAAGATAGCCGCGCTGACCATCACAGGCGACAAGATCGCAGCGAACGCCATCACCGTCGGGAAGCTCGCGGCCGGCGCCGTCGACGCCACCGCGATCGCCGCGGACGCCATCACCGGCAAGGCCATCAGCGGCGGCACCATCACGGGCGCGCTGATCCAGACCGACACCAGCGGCGAACGCATCGTTCTCAACGAGGACGACGAGAACAAGATCGAGGTGTACGACGCGACCCGCGTCGTTGCCGAGCTGTCCGCGCTCGGCCTGGGGCTGCTCGGATCCAGCGGCGCCGCAATGGTCCTCGATCCCAACGCCACCTACCCCAACATCACCCTGACCAACGCCGACCAGACCAACCAGGCGGTCATCAACGTCTCCGACGGAACCGCCGGCGCCGCTGACCTCGGCCTGAACTCCGGCAAGTTCACCGTCAGCAGCCTGGACTGGAAATGGCGCACCTATTTCGGCAACGACTTCTGGGTCGCCGAACGGATCCGCGACGGCGCCTCTACCACCAACACCGGCGGCCGCGTCATCCTCTCCGCCACCAACGCGGCCATCGGATACCAGGACACCACCGACTCCGCGAACGACACCAGCTGGTTCCTCACCGAAGGCTTCGCCCATCTGTACAAGGGCCGTATGGCGGTCACCGTGCCCCCCTCAAGCAGCAGCGGGCTGCTGGTCAACGCCGAGACCGGACACACCGGACTGCTCCAGCGCCTCCAACTGAACGGCGTCGACAAGTTCCTCGTCGACAAGGACGGCAACGCCACCGTCGCTGGCAATCTGACCGTATCTGGCATCGGTCAGCGGCAGACCAAACGCCGCACATCGGACGCCACCAAAACCAGTAACACCACCATCGCCGCCGACACCCAGATCACCTTCCCCGTCGACGCCAACGGCGTGTACATGCTGGACGGCTTGCTGAAGTACAGCGGCCCCGGTGACTTCCAGATGGGATGGACCTTCCCCTCCGGAACGCTGGGGGAGTGGCAGGGCATCGGAAACGGAACCACCGTGATCGGCTACGCCTCCGGCGCCATCCAGACCGACACCTCCGGCACGTTCGGCTACATGGTGCGTACCGAGACCAGCGACATCACCATCAGCCGGACCTACGGAGGCATCTCCACCAGCGTCTTCGGCGTCCAGGTACGCGCCCTGTTCCGAGTTGGCGGCACCGCCGGGAACATCGCACTGGCCTGGGCACAAGGAACCAGCAACGCGACCGCAACCACCCTCTACACCGACTCGCATCTGCGACTCGAGAAAGTAGCCTGATCATGGACTACCCGTACAACAGGGTCGAAGGGCTGACCAACACCGAAGACCACAAGGTCTTCGTGGACGTGCACGTCTTCTCCGAGTTCTTCCCGGTCGACGAAGCAGCGCTCACTCAGGTCATCCAGCAATGGCTGCTCGACAACGTCACAGACGTCGTGGCCACAACCGCTGAGCGGCGAGAGCAGACATTCCCGGTCACCCAGCTCCCGCCGCTCCCCAACTGACCGAACCGGCCCGGGGGAACACGCGTCCTCACAAGCCGTAGCCTGATCACACAGGGCGACCCTCCGCCCGGTCTCCATCTCCCGAGGGACGACCACGATGTGGTCCGCCACCATGCACGCTCTGGGCGCGGGGAGTTCAGGAGCACGGGCGAGTGCCCGAATTGACGATCCATACGTACGAGGTCACCCCTGCCCTGGGCAGGCACCTCGTGCTGGATCCGCGCAGCCTCGCCTACCGCCGCCCCTACACCGGTGACCCGGTCCACCCCGTGGAATGGGCACCGAAGATCCCGGTCCTGAACCAGCAGGACCTCATCTCCCAGGGCATCCGCACCAGCAGCCTGTTCGAGGGCGTCGACGACGTGCACGCCCTCGCCTCCTGCACTGGCAACGCCGCCACCGCCCTGGTCTCCGTCCTCCACGACGCGCCTACGCTCGGCGCGGTCGGCCTGGACGCCACCGACCCCGCCGCCTGCCAGCGGTGGGCGATCGGCCTGTACTCCGACGCCACCCACCGCGACCAATGGCACCAGCAGACGTGGCCGGCCAGCGACTGCGGAGCCTCCGGGCTCGGCGTCGCCAAGGCCCTGCGCGCCCGCGGCCTCATCGACCAGTACGGGCACGCCACCACCGCCGAAGAACTCGGCCAGCTTCTCCAGACCGGCCCCGTGCTGATGGGCCTGCCGTGGCTCAGCGCGTTCAGCACCCCGGGACCGTACGGGTTCGTCGACGCCGACCCGATGTGGGCCAGCTCGCCCATCGAGGGCGGCCACGAGGTGTGCATCACCGCCCTCGAGGACGTCACCACCAACCCCGACGGAACCCTGTCCGACTCCACCGTCCTGCGCTTCGTCCAAAGCTGGTCGGCCAGCTGGGGTGACCAGGGCCAAGGCCGGATGACCGTACGGACGTACCGCGCCCTCCGACACGAGGTGGACCTCGTGCAACCACGATTGGACACCGCTCGATGACCCCCGCCAAGAACCAGCCGGATGACACCGAGAAGACCGCTCCCGCGCCGTCCGTGGAGGCAGTAGCCGAATCCGCCGCCCCTGAGGACACCGCAGCCCGGTACGAGCCGTACCCGGGGGCCACGTTCTTCCACGGTGGCCGCCACTCCGACATCGTCACCGCGATGGCCCGCCGCCTCGAGGCGGAGGGCTGCGGCGACGGCCGCTACCTGGGCCCGGACTGGACCAACGCCCACAAGGCGGCGTTCGCCGCCTGGCAGCGCCAGCTCCGCCCCAAGGGATCCGGCGACGTGTCCGGCATCCCTGACGAGACCGCCTGGGAACGCCTCCAGGTTCCACGCGTCACCCCCTTCCCTGAGGAGTCCTGAGCATGTCCACCTCGCCCCCATCCGCCTCCAGATTCGCCGCGCTGCTGCGCGCCGAGGGCGTCACCGTCGTCGAAGTCGGAAACTGGGAGACCCACAACCGCAACAGCAAGGGGCCGTGGGGCCCGCTGCACGGTGTGATGATCCATCACACCGTCACCAAGGGCACCGCGAACACGGTGGAGCTGTGCCGCAAGGGCCACTCCGCCCTGCCCGGCCCGCTGTGCCACGGCGTCATCGCCAAGGACGGCAAGGTCCACCTCGTCGGCTACGGCCGCGCCAACCACGCCGGCCTCGGCGACGACGACGTACTGCGCGCCGTCATCAACGAGAGCACACTGCCCGCCGACAACGAGGCCAGCACCGACGGCAACCGGCACTTCTACGGCTTCGAGTGCGAAAACATGGGCGACGGCAAGGACCCGTGGCCCGCCGCCCAACTGGAGGCGATCGAGCGGGTGTCGGCTGCCCTCTGCCGTCACCACGGCTGGTCGGAGCGCTCCGTCATCGGGCACCTGGAGTGGCAGCCCGGGAAGGTCGACCCGCGCGGCTTCACCATGGATTCGATGCGAACCCGCATCCGGGCCCGCCTCGCCGGCGCGCCGAGCAAGCCCACCCCGCCCCCGTCCACCGGCGGCGGCACGTACACGGTGAAGCCCGGTGACACCCTGAGCGGCATCGCCAAGGCCCACGGTGTCACCGCGCCGGCCTTGTTCAATGCGAACAGGGACCGACTGAAGGACCCGAACGAGATCTACCCCGGTCAGGAACTCGTCGTCCCCAAGGCCACGCCCCTGCCGACGCCGAAGAAGCCGACGGTGGACCTGTCCAAGCTGGTCGCGGCGGCCAAGTCCAACCCGTCCGCCAAGGGAGCACCGGTCACCTACAGCGGCGTGAAGACCGTGGAGACGGCCCTGGTGGACGCGGGTCTGCTGGCCAAGAAGTTCTCCGACGGGCACTACGGCACGTCCACGCTTGAGGCGTACGCCAAGTGGCAGCGCTCCAAGGCGGGCGGCAGCTACACCGGCAAGGCCGCCGACGGCGTCCCCGGCCGCGACTCCCTCCAGCGACTCGGCGCCGCGTACGGCTTCGACGTCGTCGCCTGACCCCGCCACACCCTTCCACCTAGGAGAAACCCGTGAAGATCTTCGGTCGCGAGCCGGTGACGATCCTGGCGTTCATCGCTGTCGCACTCAAGCTCGGCTCCGCCTACGGTCTGGACGTGTCCGCCGAACTTCAGGCCGCCGTGATGGTGTTCCTGTCCTGCGTCGTAGCCGTCGCTGAGGCGTTCATCCTGAAGACCGGCGCCGCGTTCGCCGCGCTCGTCAACCTCGGGCACGCAGCGATCGCCCTCTACCTGGCTTTCGGGCTGAACATGAGCGCCGAGCAGCAGGCGCAGTGGATGTTCGCCATCGAGGGCCTGGTCGCTCTGTTCATCGTCCGCCCGCAGGTGACTGCACCGATCACTGCCCTGCGCATCGAACAGTCCAGCCCGGTCAAGCAGCCGCCCGCCGTGGCGTGACTGTCCCGTTAACACCCCCCCACCGGAGCACAACGTGAACGATGAGCCGTCTCTGGGCGAACTGGGGCGACTCATCCGGGCACTGCGGGATGACGTCCGTGACGACTACGCCCAGATCAACACCCGCCTGGACCGGCTGGTGTCGATCGATGTCTACGCCGTTGAGAAGGCGGCGCTGGTCAAGGACATCACGGACCTCGAGAAGACAGTGCAGCAACTGTCCGCTAAGCAGGAGCGGGACGTGGCAGCCATCCAACAGCAGCGCAATGAGGACGCCGACAAGGTCACTCAGACCCGGCGCTGGCTGGTCGGAGCGTTCATCTCCCTGCTCGGCATTCTCGTCCCCGTCATCCTCTTCATGGCAGGAGGCAAAACGTGACCCCCCCGAGGCCTGGCAGCCGGGTGGAAGCACGCAAGCAGCGTCGCCGCGGCAACCTGAACGCTGCCGCGGCGATCGTCCTCGCCGCCGGCGTGTTGGCCGCTGTGGTCACGGGCTTCCTGATCATGTCCAGGGAGCTGGCGGATTCCCGCCGCGATGTCGCTCTGCTGACTCAGCAAGTCGAGAACATGGGCGGCACCCCGGTCGCCGGCCCTCAGGGGGAGGCCGGTGCCGCCGGGTTGATCGGGCCGTCTGGTCCGCCCGGACCTTCCGGGGCGCCGGGCAAGGCCGCTCCCACGATCACCCCCAGTGCTGGTCCGCCCGGTCCTGCCGGTCCATCGGGACAGCCGGGCGCCGACTCCACTGTCCCGGGCCCCGTTGGGGCGACCGGGCCAGCCGGGCAGGACGCCACCGGCGCGCCCGGCCAGGACGGCACAGACGGCACGGACGGAGAAGACGGCTCCCCGCCCTCGGAGTGGACGTACACCGACCAGGACGGCAACACCTACCGCTGCACGCCGGTCGAGGACTTCGACCCGGACAATCCCCGCTACCGGTGCACCCAGACCAGCACTGCCAGCCCTGACCCGGAACCCAGCGCCACGCCCACGCCGAGTCAGGAGCCTTCCCCCAGCGACACCGAGTCGGGGCTGCTCCCGCTCGGCCTGCTTGGCGACCGCCGCCGCGACTAGGAGTACGTGATGACCACGGTGACCGGGAAGTTGATCGGGGCGGCGAGTCCGCAGCGGGTGGAGATGAAGGCCTTCCTGGTCGACGTCACCGGCAAGGACGCGGTCGGCTACGTGGCCAGCGTGCCCGGCGAGCTGGTACGCCCCGTCCCCATCACCCCCGACAGCGACGGGGACTGGTCGGCCGTGCTGACCGCGAACTCGCTCATCGAGTCCGATGCGGGGGACACGCTGTGGGCGATCCAGGAGGGCCGCGCGAAGGACGGCACACCGATCAACACCTACGTGGTGGTGCCGGCGACCGGGGGACCGTACTGGGCTGGGGAGATCCGCGCCGACCTGACGGACACCATCACTGGCGGCGGAACTGTCGTCTATCTGCCGGGCCCGCAGGGCGCCACCGGTCCCACGGGCCCGGCGGGGGCCGCGGGACCGGACGGCCAGGATGGTGAGGATGGCGAGGACGGGGACAGCGCCTACGAGGTCGCCGTCACGGAGGGGTTCGTCGGCAGCGAGGCGCAGTGGTTGGCGTCGCTGGTCGGCCCGCAGGGCGCCACCGGACCCGAGGGACCGCAGCCCGAACTCGGCTCTGCCGGTGCGGGCGCGGATATCGCGCTGCGCTCCACCGACCCGACCACCACCAACCCGCGCACACCCACCGCGCACGCCGCCTCCCACGCCACCGGCGGCACAGACCCGATCACCCCGGCCACGATCGGCGCCGACCCAGCAGGCACCGCCACGACGGCCGTCACCGCGCACGCGGCCGACACCACCGACGTCCACGGCATCCCGGACACCACCGCCCTGGAGACGACCGCAGGCGCCACCAGCAAGGTCACCGACCACTCCGGAGCGACCGATCCGCACGGCGACCGCGCCTGGGCGACCGGCCAGTTCGCCACCATCACCATCGTGTCCAACATTGACGTCTTCCTCAACGACTGCCTGACCCGGGTGGCAGCGATCGAGCAGGGCACCGCATGGCTGAACGGCGTCAACTCCACCGGCCCGGTCAACGTCGTCGGCGACAACCTGACCGTCAGCCGGGACACCCCGGGAAGCCTCGGCGCGTACCGGTTCCGCACCACCGGCGGCGGCCTGGACCTTGAGGTTGCAGGACTGGACTGCATCGTCTCCCACTGGGCCAACGCCGATTTCACAGGCACGCAGAAGGCGTTGATGCGGTGGGAGGCGGCGGGCCCGCACCTGATCGGCCGCGTACAGATCGGCACCAGCCCGTACGACAACATCCACGACCTGGACGCCACCACCGGCGTTGCCGGGCTGGGCAAGAAGAACGGCCTGACGAATATCCGCCTGGCCGGGTTCAAGGCTACGGCGGGCGCACCGACGACGGGCGCGTGGGCGGCGGGTGATGTGGTCCTGGACTCCGCCGGGGCCTGGCACTTGTGCACGACAGCGGGTTCGCCCGGTACCTGGACCTGATCCGGCGGCCGTGGTCGCGCGTACGTACGATGACGGTCAGTCCTCCTTGAGGTTCTTGAGCGCCTGGATGGAGTCGGAGACTTCGCCGAAGCTGATCGGTTCGTGGGTCACGCGGCGGCAGTTGAAGTAGTTCCGGATGGCCTCAGCCGTCTCGGTGCCGGCGTGCTTGCGCAGGAGCGAGCGCAGGAAGTTCTTCTGCTTGTCCGTGGCCGAGCCGCCGTTGTTGAAGCCGTAGTAGCGGTGGGGAACGCCTTGCGCGTCCAGTGCGGTGGAGAAGCGGTCGTACACACCCTGGACGTCCGAGCCGAACTGCTCGATCGACAGGAGGTCTTCCTCTTCCTTGCTCATGCGCGGCATCGGATCCTCCTGACTGGTCTCTTTGGGACCACAGAGAGCAGAACTGCCATGGCGGGTAATGCGTTGTCTTCGAGGGGATTTAATCCGTCGGGTGCTCTCCGCGCCCTCTTCAGCGCCGCCTGTCCCATGGTTACGCCCGTGAAGCCAGCACTCACGGGAGGTCTGCTCTCTGTGGAGTTGTCGGACCCCACAGAGAGCGAAGCAACTTTCTCAGCGGGATCGGAACGGACCGAACCTTCACTTGAAGATCTTTGCCGCCGGGGAACTTTCCCAAGATGACCGAACAGTCCACGGTCGACGACAGAGCCTTATGATCGCGCTCACCCCGGGTTGGCCACTGTGTGTGGTGCGCCTTTCGACACACCGCCCGGGTTCCGCTTCGCCCTCTGTGGAGTTGTTGCCGGGTTGCCCCGACACCTCGAATGTAAGGGATCCCCTTACGTGATGTCAACCCTCCCCCTACACTGAGTCCATGACGACGCCACCACCCCCCTTCGAGAACCTCAAGCACCTTGCCGAACAAGGAGATCCCGTCCAGCGCGCCAAGGACGTCAGCACAGCCCTCCAAGCGATCCCGGAGCTACAGCACTGGCTGCGCGAGATCCGGCAGTACGCCGTACGGGAGATGCGCGGCGATGGGATGAGCCACGCCGAGGTCGGCAAGGAACTGGGCGTCAGCCGGGCTCGGGCCCAGCAGATCGCCGAGGGGCGGACGACCGGGAAGCGCGCCGAGCCCGAAGACGCTGCTTCACCGGAGAATCGCTCTGAGTGAAGAATCTGACGGTCCGTGAGGCGCGATAAGCTCACATGCCGTGCCCGACGCCTACATGCCGCCGCCCGACAAGACGATGGACGACATCGATAAGGTGATCGCCTTCATCAAGGCCCGCGTCACGCCCCTGCGCGACGCCATCCCGTACGGCTCCACCGATGAACGACCCCATCAAGCCCTGCTCGACATGGCGACCGTCATCAAGGGAGCCGCCCAGGCGGAGATCGAACGCGGCGACAACCCGAGCATGCCGCACTTCTACCTGACCATCGCGGCCCGACAGTGGAGCGACCACCCCGACTTCCTGCCCGAGTGGAAGCACTGACACAGGGGGTCGTACCCGTTTCTAGGGCAACGGCGCGCCTGGCTGCGGTTAATGTTCCTGATCTCGGCCCGGCAGCAGAGGGAACGCCCACCGCCCACCGTGGGAGCGTGGCTGCATGGACAGCACTTACGAACCCGGGGTCATGACCAAGAACCTCAAGGGGGAATGGGTCCCCTCGATCCCCGAACCGTTTCGCGGCTTGTTCAGGAAGCAGTGCCAGTGCGGGGAACGGTTCGCCACCGTCCGGGGCTACCGCGGGCACTACGCCCTGGCGCACATCCTGAAGATGGACTGGTGACACAGGATGGCCCTGGGGGATGCTCTTAACCAGGACCTAAGAGCGCCCGCCGGAGGGATCATCGCCTGTGACGTCGGATAACCTTCCGTTCTCCGACGCCACGACAGGGTGCATAACCAGCCGCATAGTCATGCAGGCGGCCCCGGATGATGCGGTGTTACATCTATGGGCATAGTTGTTCACGCACCGGTCTACGATCAGATCATGAACGCGCTCGACACCGCGCTACGCCTCATCCTGGTCCGCCGCGTCTCCACCGCCGGCCAAGCCGTCGACGGCTACGGCCTCGACGCCCAGGAAGCCGACTGCCGCCGCTGGGCCACCCCCCAGACCACCCCACCGGTCCGCATCGTCCACATGGTCACCGACGGAGACAGCAAGGCCGGCAAGTCCGGCACCACCCTCCTCGACGAACGCCCCGGCCTCATGACCGCCATGCAGTGGATCGCCGACGACCAGGCAGACGGCATCCTCGCCCCCAACCTCGACCGCCTCGCCCGCGAACTCACCGTCCAGGAAGCCGTCCTGTCCTACGTGTGGGCCATCGGCGGCCGCGTCTACACCGCCGACCACGGCGAACACCTCGAGGACGACGCCTCCGACCCCATGCGCACCGCCATGCGCCAAATGCGCGGCGTCTTCCACCAGCTCGACCGCGGCCTCATCATCAAACGCCTCACCGAAGGCCGCGCCGCCAAGGGCTCCCGCGGCGGCTACGCCTACGGCTCCCCCCGCTTCGGACAGCGCACCGTCGACAAGGAACTCACCGCCGACGAGCGGGAGAACGCCATCGCCGAACAGATGGAACGCTGGCGCGACGAGGAAGGCCTCGGCGTACGCGCCATCGCCGCCCGCGCCAACGCCGAAGGCCTGCCCAGCAAGCGCGGCGGCAAGTGGCATCCCGCTACCGTGGCCCGGGTCCTCTCACCAGAAGCCCGGGAGAAGGCACGCCAGCAGTCCGCCCGCGCCCGCGCGGAACGCAAGGAGCAGCAGCGCCGGGAGCGCGCGGCTCGCCTGCTCGCGCAACGCTGACCGCTGCTGCCGCTTGGTCAGGCCAGCGCGTCTCGCAGGTACAGCGGCAGGGCCTGGCGGACGACCGGATCGGTCGTGACGGCGTCCGCGTCCAGGTCGGCGGCGGCCACCGTGACGGGCGGTCCCCCGTCGGGCCGTGCGATGGCGCGGAGCGTTTCCCCGAACCCGGCCGGTTGGCCGGCGAGGTAGCCGGCCAGGACGGCGCGGGCGATGTCTCCAGGCTGGGCGGTGGTGGTGGCGCGCCCGTACCCCTTGCAGATCCACACCCGGGAGAACGGCTCGTACAGTTGGATTTCCCAGGTCAGGCGGGTGGGAGTGTCTTCGCAGGTCATACCGTCGATTGTCCCGCCGTCCATGTCCCGACGGTGACGATGTCTAAGATGTCCTGATTTCCTGGCCGGTTGGAGGTGCCGGGGTGTCGAGGAAGCCGGTGTGGGCGATGGTGTCCGCGGTGACGGCGGGGTCCCGGTCGCCCAGGAGGGGCTCGGTGGCGACCATCTCGCCGACCAGCTTGTTGACCCAGCGGAACTGGAGCTGCTCGCGGCGGCTGTTGAGCAGCAGCGCGTGCTCCTCCGGGTCGGCCGGTTCGGGGCGGACCGTCTGGTAGGCGGACAGGGCGGCGCTGGTCATGCGGTTGAGGACGAACTGGCGGCCCACGCTCTCGTGGTCGTCGGGGGCGCGTACCTGGGTGGTGCCGTCGGGCTGGGGGTAGATGTGCCGGCGGTCCAGGCGGATCACCTGCGAGGGCCGCATTCCCTCCAGCAGCAGGTAGACGGCGAGTCGGTCGCGTTGCCAGCGCTTGGAGCGGTGCGGGCCCCAGGCGCCGATGGTGGTGAACAGGGCGGCCCGTTCGGTGTCGTCCAGCCGGTTGCGGGCGCCTGCGGGACGGTTGACGCCGGTGCGCAGCCGCTTCAGGTCCGGGGGGAGGGTGATGATGCCGCGGTCCTTGGCGGCCTTGAAGTACATGGTGAGCGCGGTGATGCGCCGGTCGTGGGTACGGGCGGCGTCCGGGTGCTGGTCGGCGAGGTGGGCGAGGGCGTCGGGGCCGTGGAAGGGGATGCCGGGCAGGTACTCGTGCAGGTAGCGCTCGTAGGCCCAGGCGGCGATGTCCTTCGGGCGGGCGGTCAGCGCGTCGATGGGCGGCTTCTGCTCGAGGCACCAGGTGAGGAAGGATCCGACCTCGCGCTGGTACTCGGCCTGCGAGGAGGGGCGCAGGGCGGAGGTGTCCAGCCAGTCACGGAGCAGGGTAGCGGCGTCCATGACGTCCCACTGTTCCCGGAAAACCCCCGACGATCAAGTCACAAAACTTCGGAGCTACCTTTCCCCGGTCCGCCTGTGGTGGCGGTGTGCGGGGATGTGCGGGGCGGGGATCGTGCGCACTGCTCCTAGTGGGTGGGGTCCCGAAGTTTTGTAAACACGCAGGTCGGATGGAGGATCGGGCCCTTTCCGGAGCCCTCCCGAGGTCGTGAGAGAACGCTATGCCGCCCGGCGTGGTTTGTCTGAGCCGCTATCCCCCGGCATCCCCCTGGCGGGTCAGTGGACGGGGCCGCCCCACACCTCTGGGGTGTCGCCGCAGCACGCCGGGCACATGCAGCGGCAGGTGCTGTCCCGCTGGGTGCACGCTCGGTTGCCGCACTCGCCCTCCGCTCCGTGGCACCGGTCACCGGCCTCCACGTACTCGTACGGGCCGAACGGATCCGTGTCCGCCTCCACCAGGACTCGCTGGAGGTACTCGCGGTAGACCTTCACCTCCCGCTCCCCGTCGCTGACGACCAGGCCAAGGAAGTCCTCCTCAACCCGCTCGGCCCGGATCTCCACCCGGCCCGGGATGCCGCGCCTGACGACCCGCAGCAGATCGCCGCGCCGGATGTCGGAGGGGCGGATCGGCTCGGTGACAGCACCCCGCGGGCGAGTCTCGACAAGCTCACGCCGGATCTCCGCGTCTCGAACCCGCGCAGCGAACTCGGTCTCAGGGTCACGACTCGTGTTCATGGGGTCTTCTCCTACAGTCCGGGTATCGGGTCTTGGTCGGCGTCGTGCCGTTGGTGGCTGTTGCGGGTGTCGGGATCACACTCAGGCCCCCACCGGCGACGAACCGATTCCGGGTCGCTGAGTTGCCGGCGGCAGCCCCGGCACCACACCCGCCGGCGCGGCCCGGACTCCACCTCGGCGAGGGCTTCCTGACGCTGCATCGACATGGTTTCCAGTGTGATCCGTGGAAGGGGTAGCGGGATGAACCGATCCGAAAGTAAGCTGCGCTTTGCGCGATCTCTATGAGAGGCCACCAACCCCGGTTCGGGGCGGTGGCCTTTGGCGTCTACTCGTCCGCCTTGATACGCACCAGGTCAAGCTGCATCCCGGTGTCAAAGGCCTGATCGGCAGCGATCTGGTTCAGGTGTCGGCCACAGGAAAAGACCCAGTTCCTTTCTGTCGAGTCGCCAGGTTCCCGGGTCTTCCAAATGGCGGGCGACGGACAGGCGCCGACAAGGGGTTCGCACTTGGGGCGGCTCATGATGTCTTCTCTCCTGTCACGCCCAGGTGGGCGCGGATGCTCTTCATGGTGCGGAACTTGGGCCAGCGGCGCCGCGAGACGCCAATCCAGACGGCGAAGGCGCGCTTGAAGCGGTCGCCCTCGAACACGATCCACGTGTCCGTGTCGGTCTCGCCGACCTTGGAGGCGCGCAGGTACGTGGCCCGGGCGTAACTGCGGTCGATCTCGACACGGCAGCCAGAGGCCCGCAGCTGCTCGGCGAATGCGTCAGCCGTCAGGGGCGCGGTCATGTTGTCTCCAGGTAGCGCAGTACGGCCTGGGTTCCCCTGAGTGCGCGCTCGGCTGTGGTGGCGTGGTAGACGTGACCGTTCATCCCGAAGGTGACCCGTAGGTAGCCCTTGCCGCGCTTCCGGTAGTTCACGGTCCCGTACAGGTCGCGGCTCCGCACGGTCCAGCCGTGCGCTTCGGCATGAGCGGTAATGCGCAGCTCGTTGGGTGACTGGTACACGGCCACGGCCCCTCCTATGCGGCGAGTCGGGTGTCGGTCTGGGTGATGCGGCGGGCGGCGGGAAGGTAGTCGCGTCCAAGTTCGCGGGCGATGACCTGGGCGGCGCTACGGACCACAGTGGGGCGTCCGGCGGGGGTCGTTGCCTCGGGTACCTCGATGATGAACGGAATCCGGTGCAGGGTGTAGGCGTGCACCCGGTCCAGTCGGATGGTTCGGGACTCTCCGGTCTGCCGGTCCATGGCCTTGATGACGATGTGGCCGGCGAGGGTGGTCTGGATGTCGTACGGCTCCACGGTGCGGACGTCTTCGACGAGGCGGCCGGTCTTCTTACCGTTGTCGTCCTTCTCTTCCTTGTCGAAGGTGAGGGTGACGGCGTGCTGTCGGTCGATGCTCCGGTACAGGTCGGCGAGGGTGTTCTTCACGTTCTGCTTGGCCGTCAGCTTCATTGCGGTGTCCCCCTTGGTGCGGTGTGGTTCCAACACTAGACCATCAAGCATTGCACTGCAATGCTCTGTGCCGTACTGTTGTGGTTGTTGGGACACGGCGTCCCGGCCGCCCGGCCACACCCGGCATGGCGTCACAATGCTGATTGGAGGACACTAGGTGGCCAACGCCCCCACGCGCCCGCCTGGCCGGCCCCGGTCCGAACGGCGCCCGCCGAAAGGACCCCGCCCTGTGGCCCGCACCATGCGAGACCGCCTGACGACCGCCGCCCGCCAGCTGGAGGAGGCCGGCCACCCCGACTCTGCTGCCGCTGTGACTGCCGTGCTGGCCCCGGGCGGGTGGACGCTGCTACGTGAGCAGGACGCCCCGTTCACGACGAACCTTCCGCTGACGATGCGCAAGTCCCTCAAGGACGCGTTGAAGAAGGCGGCGGACCAGCGGAATGTGACGCTGACCGCAGTGGTGACCGAGGGGCACCGTAGGACGCTGGACGGGTCGTGGACGCCGCCGGAGCCTGTTCGGGTGGTGCGGCGTGGTGAGTCCGCGGTGAACGATCCGCGGGCGGTGCTGAACGTGACCGTGGAGGACTCCCTGCGCGGCGACCTGCGGAAGCGGCTTCCCGTCCTGTCGGACGAGCTGGGCTACAAGCTGACCGAGGGCGGCAGCTCGATCGCCTATCTGAAGGAGTACTTCCGGGCGGAGTTGGACGTGCTGCTGCCGGAGAAGAAGACCACGGCCGAGTAGGCCCGCCGGGTGCGGGCTGGACTGGATGCCGACACCAGTCCGGCCACGCACCCCGTACATCGCACAACCCCATAGGAGACCTCATGGCTACGGCCTCGCAGGCCGCCGCATCCGCGGGCGGTCCGACCTCTCACACCCGTTTTCAGTTCGCCCCGGCCACCAAGGAGCAGTCCAAGGCGCGTGTCGCCCTGGACGGCCCGTCAGGATCCGGGAAAGCTCAGCCACTGGACGCGCCGATCCTCACGCCGACCGGATGGCGCCACATGGGCGACCTCAAGGCCGGAGACCGCGTCACGTCTTCAGATGGCGGAAGCGCGCTCGTCACGGGCATCTATCCGCAGGGAGAGCAGCCCATCTACCAAGTCACGTTCAACGACGGTGCCATTGTCGAGTGCACCGATGACCACCTGTGGCTGACTCAGACGTACTTGGACGCCGCCGCGAAGCGCCCGGGTACCGTCAAGCCGCTGAAGGAGATCGCGGCCACCCTCCTGGACCGGAACGGCAAGCGGAACCACAGGATTCCCCTGGTCAAGCCCATCGAGTTCGACTCCGACGACACCCTGCCCATCGATCCCTACCTCCTGGGCGTCCTCCTCGGAGACGGCCACCTCAACGAGCACTTCGTCAGGCTGTGCAACATCGAGCCTGAGCTGCACGCTCTGGTGACCCCACTTCTCCCCGAAGGCGTGGAGCTTCGGCAGCACTCCAGCCAGATCACCGATGTGTCGATACGGCGCACCGCACAGAGCGGCCCGAACCCGCTTTTGGACGCCGTACGGCAGGTCGGGTTGGCGGGGACCAGGTCCACGGACAAGTTCATCCCGGAGAAGTACCTCTACGGCACGTCCAAGACCCGGATTGCAGTCCTCCAGGGACTCCTGGACACCGATGGCTATGCCGACGGCAGCACGCTGGAGTACTCCACCTCCTCGCAGCACCTCGCCGACCAGGTCCGCTTCCTGGTGGAATCGCTTGGCGGACTTGTCACCGTCACGACCCGAACACCTCGCTACCAGCACAAGGGAGAGAGCAGGACCGGGGCACTGTCGTACCGGATCCATCTGCGCCTCCCCGGATGGCTGGCTCCCTTCCGGCTGCCGCGAAAGCGAGACGCCTACAGGCCGCGGACCAAGTACCAGCCCACCCGGTTCATCGACAAGGTGGAGCTGGTAGGCCGGAAGCCCGTGCAGTGCATCTCCGTGGATGCTGCGGATCGGCTGTACGTCACGGCTCACTGCGCGGTCACCCACAACACCTACACGGCGCTGACCATCGCGATGGCGCTCGGTTCGCGTATTGCGGTCATTGACACCGAGCGCGGCTCGGCAAGCAAGTACGCCAACGAGTTCGCGTTCGACGTCCTGGAGCTCGCCTACTTCTCCCCTGACGATCTGGTGGAGGCGCTCGCCGCCGCCGGGTCCGCCGGCTACGAGGTCGTCATCGTCGACTCCCTGTCGCACTTCTGGTCGGGTTCCGGCGGCATGTTGGAGCAGGTCGACCAGGCGGCGAAGCGCGGCTTCGGCGGGAACAGCTTCGGCGGGTGGAAGGAAGCCCGCCCGATGGAGCGCCGGATGATCGAGGCGCTGGTCGCCTACCCGGGGCACGTCATCGTGACGATGCGGGCGAAGACCGACTACGTGCTGGAGACCAACGACCGCGGCAAGCAGGTCCCGAAGAAGGTCGGGATGAAGCCGGAGCAGCGGGAGGGGCTGGAGTACGAATTCGACATCGTGGGTTCGATGGACTGGGAGAACACCCTGGTCGTAACGAAGTCGCGGGCGAAGCCGTTGACGGGCGCTGTGGTTCGGCAGCCGGGTATCGAGTTCGGCCAGCAGATCAGGGCGTGGCTGGAGGACGGCACCGCGGTGGAACCGGTGGAGGACCTCATCACCGAGGCGAACCGGGAAGACGCCACGTTCGAGGACCTGGGCGCGCTGATGCGGAAGGTCCGTGCGCGCCGTCTGGAGGGCGCTCCGCTGCTGACCCCGGACGGCCAGCCAACCACGCTTGGGGAGCGGATCCAGGAGCGGGGCAAGCAGCTGCGGAAGGCCGCTCAGGGCGGCGCCGGGGAAGGGCAGGCCGCCTGATGGCCAAGCCGCTCCCGGAGCACGCCGAGCTGTATTTCATCGAGACTCTCGCCACGGGCTCGGTGCACATCGAGGCGCGGGTTCCCGTGTGGGCCCGACCGCAGCCGACGGAGACGATCCGGATGGGCGACGGGACCGGGAGCGTGCTGGCGACGGTGTTCGAGACGCCGACCGTGGTGCGCTGCGGGAAGCGAACGTTTCCAGGCCGCCCAGCCGAGGACCGGCATCGATTCACCACGTGCTTCCGTGACGAGCAGCTGTGCGCCGGCTGCTATCGCACGCTGACGCTGGCGGATCAGCCGCGGGCGTTCGAGCACGACACTCCGGACGACGCCGGCGACGGCTCGGAGTCCTGAATCACCGGGCCTGCACCGCGGGCCTTCAAGTCCCCGTCCTGGGGCGTTGCATCACCTCACCTACTACGGCCGTCGTGCCGAATCGAGGTCTCGTCATGTCCGCTGCCCGCGTTCTGGGGGTTCTGCTGCCGCTCGTGTTCCTGATCGCTGCTGCTGGGATCCCGCTGATGCTGTGGTGGGAGAAGCGCCGGCTGACGTCGTACACGCGTCAGCCGCACGTGCTGGCCGACTGGCACGCGATGTCGTCGGCTGAGCAGGAGGCCGTGGATACCGCGTCGCTGGACATGGCGGAGCAGGCCGCTTTGGACGCGGAGGCAGATGCCCAGGAGGCGGCTCAGCAGGTTGTTGAGCGGTCCCGTGTGAACGCCCTGTTCCACCCGTAGCCGGCATCAGCTGATGTCCACCCCGACCGCTCCTTCCCCTGGAAGAGAGGTGAGTGTCGTGCTCACTCGTACTGCTATGGCCGCCGCGGCTCTTGCCGCGGCGGTCGCCGTTTGTGCCGTTGTTCGTCGGGAGCGGCGTCTGCACGCGCAGTTGGCGCGGGAGCGGGCGTCGTCCCGGCTGACGGCCGGTTGTCTGCACCGGGATATGGAGGCGTTCCAGCACCGTATCGGCGCCGTGCTGGCGCAGCGTGCGGTGCTCGCGGAGGCCGACCAGGTCCTGACCGCTGCCCTTGCCCACACGACCCGAGTTGATCCGCACGAGAAGGGGGGTCCGGTATGACCGGTACCACCGACAAGCCGTTGAGTGTTGTGGGCGCGCGTGAGGCGTGGCTGGAGCACCGCCACTTCCGATACCGCGGGTGCGCCCCGCATCCGGACAACCCGCAGCGCATGGCGGGGAATCCGGAGCTTCCGTTGGGTGCGCATCACGCGCCGGATGTGGATGGGGGCGAGGGGCAGAAGGAGCGTCGGGCCCGGGAGGACGCGGCGATCGAGGTGTGCCTGGGCTGCCCGGTGATGGTGGCCTGCGACGTGTACGCGAACTCGGTCACGCCGGAGGGGAAGCTGGCGGAGCCGGATGGTGTGTGGGGCGGGCGTACGGGCTTGGAGCGGCACAAGGCGCTCATCAAGGCCCGGCATGCTGCGCCGGCTGCTCCGGACCGGCGGTTCGAGACTCCGCAGAAGCAGGCGGTGCTGAAGGCGCTGGCATCGTTCTGGGATCCGTACGACGTGGCGGCTTGGGCTGGTGTCGACGTGCGTACGGCGAACTGGCAGCGGTCCAGTCTGGTTCGGTTGCTGGGGTTGCCGAAGGACGTGTCGCGGATGCGGGCGCTGGCCGTTGCCCGGGAGCGGGGTCTTTTGGATGGCGTGGAGGTGCGGCCGGATGACGGGTCGGTGCCGGCGGTGCCGCCTCCTACGCGGATGCCCGCCCCGGGGCCGGTGCTTGAGGAGACGCCGGGGCCGTGTCGTTCCGTGCCCGACGCGGGCCCGGGGCGCGCCGAACCCCCTGCCTCGCGCGCTGAGGACGGTCCGTATGAGCCGACGCGTGTTCCGTCCCCGCGCCGGGACCGGTTCGCCGACGTCGACGGCCAGCTCGCCCTGTGGGAGGCCGAGCTGACCGACCTGGCCGAAGTGCATGACCTGTTCCCCACCAGCAACGAGCGTCTGGAGACTGCCGCATGACCGAGATCCCCACCACCCCTGTCCCGTCCGCCGCCGACGACGCGTTCGAGGTGATGCGTGCGGACGCGGTGTTCACCGGGCGGGCGATGTCGTCGGGCCAGTTCCTGGCTGGGCTGATCGCCAATGCGCAGTTGGAGACGGTGGGCCGTCCGGAGAAGCTGGCGCGGGACATGTGGCCGGACGGGGACCCGGTACTCATTCAGGCGGTGTGGGAACGGGCGTTGGCGGTGGGGTTCCATGCGGGGCGGGTGTCGTCGGCGCCGCGTTTGTATCGGGATCAGTTGGAGCGGATAGCCGACCAGTTCGCGGAGGCGGGCTTCCTGGCGATGGGTGGTTCGGTGGCCCGGTCGCGGCGGTTGGTGGCGCCGCAGGTGTTGCATCCGGCGGACGGTGAAGATCCGCGCGAGCACTGAACTCCGGTGTGACTAGTAGTACATACGACACGGAGGGAAGGAGATCGGGACAGATGGTGGGGTCAAACGGTAGGCTGAGCCTTGCGCTTGAAGTGCAGTCAGTTGCGAGGCTGCACGGAGATCGCACTCCGACAAAGTCGGAAGCCCCCGCTGCCACCGTGGTGGCGGTCCCGGTTTGCGAAGCCGGAACGCGAGGGCTGACGACACCACACAGGTTGCTGACGAGTGAAGGTGCCGACATGGCTCAGAGTACCCGGGGACCCGACCCCGTAGACAGGTGGACCCGCAATCCCGGCGTGAACATCACACCGCTGGCGCGAACGGTCCCTGTCCCCACTACCCGCACAGTCGCGTGACCGCCGTCGTCCGGAATCTGTTCCGGACCGCGACCGTGGACGCTCCCTCGCTGGGCATCGAACCGGTGGACTACTGCGAATGCAACCGAGGCCCGATCATCGGCGCCATCGGGCTCCGGGCAGGCGGCGCTAACGACCGACTGTCGTTCTTCCCCCTTGGCAGCATCTACGCCAACATCTCCGAGTTCGCGGAAGACCTGCGCTGCCTGGACTGCGTAACCGAAGCAGTGTCCGACCTTGCTTCCGGCAGGACCGCAGCGGAGATGGACGAGATCACCCGTCAGCGTCGAGCAGCAGGGAGCGGGCGATGAGCAGCCGCCGTCCTTCTCCTTGGCTGGTAGCCACTGTGCTCGCCGTAGCCGTCACGGCGGTCGTCTTCTCGCTGCCCTTCGCCGTGCACTGGGCGTGGCCGAGCCTGGACCCCGACGTGGTGATGCTGGGGAACTTCATGCTGGGCGGACTCCTGGGGGCTGGCGCCGTCATCGGCTTCCTGCACTGGAAGTGGGAGCTGTGACGATGAACGCGGATGACCTTTCCCTGGCCGACATCCGTAACGAGCTGCACCGGCTGGTCGCCGTCGCCGACAGCGCGGAACGGCCCAAGCCCGATGTCATCAACCCGCCCGAGCACGGCATGGCCGGACACGAGTGGCGCATCGTGCAGGACGCGCCCTTCGCCACCACGCCTCCCCTCTGGCTCGTGCGGGCTGTAGACGACTCAGAGACCAGCGACTGCGTCTACGTCGCCCAACCGGACCCCTACGTGAAGCACGACTGGGAACGCCAGTTGGACTTCATCCCCATGCGCCCCACCGACGCCCGTCGCCTCGCGATGGCGCTTCTGGCGGCTGCTGACCGTGCCGACTCCGTGAATCAGGGCGTTACCAGTCTGGGCGCCTGGCGGACGGCCAAGAGCGATCCACCTGAGAGGAAGCAGATGACGTAGCGAGTAGCTGAGGCGGGAGGTCCTGCCGCTCCCTTGCCGGGGAGCGCTTCCTCTACCGCCTGGCCGCTGAGTCCGTTTGGTGGTGCCACCCACCGGCCGGAGTTCACGGCCTCGTACCACTGCCCGGTCTGCCAGGACCGAGCTAAGGCCCATCGGGTGCCACCCCGAGGGCGTCCATCAGGTTCTCCAGAACCACCTTCACCACCAGGCGGGCTTTTTCATGTCCGCAGGACGGCAGGTACATAGTGCCTCAGCGCACCCTTCCTTGTCAGCTTCCCTCCCCTCGTACGGGCGATTCGCGGCTTATCTCCCCCGAGACGGGCGACACCCAGTGCCCCCAGACGTCACGCGACACGCACACTCCCACCCCTGATTTCGAACACGCGTACGACTACAGTGGTGATCGGTTCGCTCCAGTGCGCGGCGCCTGCCAGGAGGTGTCCCACACCAAGTCGCGCAGGAGCGGCCCGCGTCGGTGGCGTCGCGCCGTGGAATGGTTGATCGCAGCCGGCCTGCACCCGCGCGCGTCCGCTACCACGCTGCGCGTCGCCGAGGACCTGGCCGACCGCATGGACTACGACACCGGACACGTCCGCTACGGCCTCGACGACATGGCGGCACGGCTCGGCATGTCCCGGGCCTCCGTGAAGCGGCACATCGGCTACCTGCGGGAGCTCGGTGCGCTGGCGTGGGTGCAGCACGGCACCCGGATCAACGTCCGCCGTCTGATGGGGCTCAAGGGCTACGCCGCCACCGCCACCGTGTACGCCGCGGTCATCCCGCCCTGCTACGACCACGCCATGGGGCACACGATCATCGGCTCCGGATACCAGGCGCGCATCATCATCGACCAGCGTGGCCGCCAGGCCCCCGCCGAGGCCGTCTCAGAGACCTCCGAGCCTGTGGATAACCCCCCTGTGGATAACTCCCGTTCGCAGGGCCTTGAGCCCCCTTCCCTTACCTGGGTAGAAGAAGAGGGAAAGCTGAAGGTAGTGGAGGGTAGTAACTACACCTCGCAAGCGAGTCGAGACAGCGAATCCCCCACCCGGCCATCGACGAACAACAGCGGCAGCAACAGGACCGGGCGGCACGCCCTCCAGGTCGCCGCCGACATCCGCATCGCCCGCCAGGTGCGCCCGTTGGTGAACTGGACCCAGCGGGAGAAGCTGCGCCGCCTGGCCTTCGCGTTGCGGCCGCTCATCGACCACGGCATGGACGCCTACGCCATCGCCGCCTACCTGCACGGCCTGTGCTCCGGTCTGCGTTGGCGGCCCAAAGCGCCGGCGAACTACATCCGCACCGTCCTCACCGACCGTTCCGAGACCGCTGCCCGTCGTGAAGCCGCTGCGGCCCGCTACGAGCTGGAGAACCCCACCGTCGGCGCTTTCCAGGCCTCCACCGCAGCCCGCCTGGACTTCATGACCGGCCTGCGTCAGGGCCAGGCCCGCTACCAGCAGGCCATGCGCGCCCGCGGCCACGACGACCTGTCCGGCGCCGACACCACCACCTGGAACGCCGAAGCCGACATCCTCGCCTTCCTCAACAGGAGCCCCGCATGACCGACACCCAGCCGCCTGCGTCCGGCGTCGACCTCGCCCGCGCTGCTCTGGCCGCCGCCCGCGCCGCCGCCAAGACCAGGCCGGCCGACCCGACGCGGAAGACCCGCCGCACCCGAAGGGAAGACCGCACCGGTGGCCGCGACCCGCTCGCCCTGTCCGCCGCCATCACCGGGATGATGACCGACCGCGGCTGGGAGACACCCGAGCAGGGCGGCAGCATCATCGACCAGTGGCCCACCATCGCCCCGGAACTCGCCGACAAAGTGACCGCGGAACGCTTCGAGCACGACACCGGCATCCTGCACCTGCGCCCCGCATCCCCGGCGTACGCCACCCAGTTGCGCATGTTCCAGGCTCAGACGCTGCGCCGCATCCAGGAGAAGACCGGCAGCCGGTCCGTTCGCGGGCTGCGCATCCTCGCCCCCGGCGGGACACCGCGTGCCACCGAGGATGACATTGCGGGCCAGCCCGAGCAGAAGGCCGCGGCCGTCCCCGAGGTGCCGGTGAAGACCCGGGACGACGGCTGCCCCGGCTACCAGGACGCGCGCGCCGTCGTCCTCGAGCACCGGCCGCCCGCACCCGAGGTCAACCCGTACGTGGCCGAGGCCATGCGCCGCCAGGAGGCCGCCCTGCGAGCGGGTCGGCAGGACGAGGACGAGCACGGCGACGCCGTCTGGGCCCAAGCGGACGCCATATCCGGGCCTGCGCCGGGCAGCGTGGAGGAATCCCTCGCCCGCGCACGCGCCTACGCCCGCAAGGAACGCGCCGGAGGATCCGTGCCCCGCCGCGCCTTCGACGTTGCGTGACGGCCTTGCCGGACGATCCCCGCGGTGCGACGTCAGAACAGACGAGACCCAACCCGGGAGGCACCGTGCCGCACAAGCACACCCACAACGAGGTCGCACTAGACGGTGCACTGGCCATCGTCACCTGCCTCGTCAACGGCAACCGGCGTGAAGCGCGCGCCCTGGTGTACGACGACTACGAACTCCTTCAGCCCCGGATCATCGAGATCTTGGCGGAACACGTCGCCCATGGCTACACCCCAGAGACGTGGCGAGAGGCCATCCTGTGCCTGCGTAAGGCGGAGTTGGACGGCGAGGCCTGAGCCGGGGGAACACCCGGGCGGATCTGGTGCACGGTAGCCGTGATCACCGCGTACGAACGGAGCCGCCATGCTCGCCACTCCATCAGCCCCGCCCGTCCAGCCGACCATGTGCCTTCTCCACGGAGACTTCCACGTAATGGAGCAAGCCTGCTGGTCCGCCACCATGGACTGGCAGTTCGCCCACACCCACCTCGAGGGCCAGGACGCCCGCGATGCTTACCTGGCAGCGGTGGAACGGCAGATGCTCGACAACCTGATGAGGAGCCTGTGATGGCCACCGCCACGCCCCCCGCCGAGGCCATACACGTGCGTCCCCTGTGGGAACGAGGCGACCTGTTCCGCGAGCCCGCGTATACGGACGGGCAGCCCTACGGCAGCGACGACGACCTCAAGGACGACGACTAGACCCGGGGCCGCGAGAGTGTGCCACATGTGGCACAAAAACCAGCGGCCCGGCCGTCCACACAGGACGCCGGGCCTTGAGCCAGAAAGTGTGCCACATGTGGCACAAAACCCGGCCTCTCAGTCCACAGGCACACCCGCCTCGGTGAGAGCAGCGCTCAGGACCCGCACCAGACTGCGGACGCGCTCCGGGTCCTTCTGTACGGCTTCGCGTACGGTCGCCGGCACCAGCAGCTTGGCCGCCCGCTCAACTGCCGCACCCGGGTCGCTCGCCGCCGCAGTCAACTCCGCCTGCTCCTCAGCGTCTGGCTTGGTCACCAGGCCGAGGAGATGCTTCGCCTTCTCCAGCTCCTCCGGCGTCGGCAGCGGACCCTTCTTCGTCTCCCAGGCCGCCACCCACACCCTCAGCACCGCATCATCACCATGCTGGGTACGCACCGGATGCAGCGCATCGACCTGCCGCGCCGACAGGTCGGGCAGCGGATACCCGCCGTCTTTCAGGACCTTCAACAACGGAATCGTCTGCGTGATCCGGTACCCGCTGCGCCGCGTCAGGTCGTGCTGCTCCTTCAGGTACTTCGCGAACGACCGGTACGGCTTCCCGGATCCGTCCAGCATCAGCTTGTACAGCTTGTGCTGGTGCACCCACGCCAGGTACGGGCCGGCCTCCTCGATGAACGCATCGTTGGCACCTTCCACCTTCGCCGTCCAGCGGGCCTTCGCGGCGTGGATGCCGCGCTCGCACACCGCCAGCTGATCGGCCGGATCGGCTTCTGGGTCCGGCAAGGCCGCATTGAGCGCGGACGCGGCAGCGGCCTTGTCTTCCAGGGTGGTCGGCATCTCCGCGGCGGGACCCGGGATGGCGGCTCCGGCCGCGGCTGCGGAGACGGGCGGCTGACCGTCGTTCTGCTGCTGCTCGTCGTCCTCGCCCCGCCGTGCGGGACCGGACTCGGCCGCGGCCGCCCGGGCAGCCTCGCGCGCCTCCCGGCGGCGCCGCTCCGCCGGACTCTCCCTGCCGTCCTGCTTCGCTCCTACCGATACGCGGGCCATCAGGCAGCCAGCTCCGTCGCCGCCCACTGCTTCATCATGTAGCGGAACAGCACCCCGTACTCCTCCAGGTCGGGTGTCTTCGGCGTGTGGTCCCAGGACCGCGGGTAGTGCGTCGCGTTGCTCACGTTGAAGTCCTCGTTCACGAGGTCAACGGCCACCCGCAACTGATGAGTGGCCTCCAGCGCCTCCAGAGCGCCCTCGAGAGCCGCCTGCTGCTCCTCCGGCAGCGTGGTCCGGTTGTCGCACTTGACGAGGACCAGGAACACCTTGAACCGGTTCTGGTTCTGCTTCCCACCCCGGGACGCCTGCTTCAGCGTCGCCGGCATACGGGTCGTCTCGAACCCGGAAGGCGCCATCGGCAGCAGCAGCATGTGAGCCGTCTTCGAGAGCTCCCAGTAGGTCTCCTTACCGGCACCGCCAACATCGACCAGGATCACGTCGTACGACGCGGCGAGTTGCTCAAGAACGTCGTCGAAGTCCGGCCCGTCTTCGTCCTTCGGGTCGTAGGTGACCAGGTCGAAGGGGACGTCTTCGCCGCGGCGTTCCCTGACCTTGTACCAGTTGTCGACGGTCTGGGAGTTGTCGTCAGTGTCTACGACGCACACCCGCAGGCTGAGCATCTTGGCCAGGTACAGGGCGAGGTAGATGGTGGACGTGGTCTTGCCGGTGCCGCCCTTGAGCATGCCGACGCCGATGATCAGGCAGCCCAGTTGCTTGATGACGTCCAGGACTTCATCGCGGGACATCATCAGCTTGGTGACTTCCTGCAACCGCTGTCGCGGCAGCGTGCTGGTCTTCACTGGGACACCCCCGGGGCCATGCACGGGAGGCGAGTTGGGCCGCTAGGCTCGGGGCTGGTTGCCGTCATGCGATCTTTCCTTCACAGGGGTTGGTGCGTCCTGATGGCCCGTGTGGTGCCCCGGCCTGCTCCGGACGGGGCACCGCTGTTTTCGCGGGCGCGCGCTGAGCCTATCGGGGCGGCGCGGCGGTAACGGGTCCTGGGCGGCGCAGATGTGGCGTGTGGTTTCCGGCCAAACCGCTGACGGCCTGTCAGGGTTCGGTCAGATCCAGTCGACAACTTGTCTAATAGGGGCACATTCGTCGGGGTTTTTCATCCACCGATCGTGTGGATCTGCTGTGAAACCCCTCGCCACGTGCGCATATGCGGGATTGGGTGAAACGGCCCGCCCCCCACCAGCTGGGTGGCAGGCCGCCAGGCCGGGGCGGACCCTGCGTGGATCGCAGCCCGCCAGGTGCCCGGCCCTGGCCACGGCGGCCCCACCCGCCCGGCCCCGCATAATCCGCGGGGCCGGCGTTGGGCAACTTCCTACCACCCTTGGCACGATCCCCGACTACAATCGCGTCATCTGACGGGCGCGCCCGTGAGGTCTCAAAGCCCCTACAGGGCATG